TGATGACTTTGAATACAACAATGAAGAAGAAGCTGAAATGGCTCAACTTCAGAGTATCCACAACAACATGAATGCCATTGCCGATGTACGTCGTGCATTGGCCAAGCAGGCAGCTCAGCCCAGTCTTGAGGAGTGCGAAGACTGTGGTGAGGACATTCCCAAGGCTAGACAGCAGCTGGTACTGGGCTGCACACGCTGTATACACTGTCAAGGCCTGTATGAGCGTCGCAAAGCAGGTTACTAAGCTAGGCCCCGCTGCTTGGTCAAGAATACTAGGACACTATATGACACTACCAGATGAGAGATACCGTGCTATACGTATAACAGAGACACTGTTAATAGACTTGTGTAACAGTCGTGCTACACCACGTGTGCCCAGAGAGATCAGACTACGTGCAGCACAGTGTTTAAGACACTTCCCAGGACTGTATGATCTCACACAGCTAGAACTCGCAGCACCACATGTTGTACAGCAGCAGATGGAACCCCTGCATCGCATGATCGTCCTGCATGAACAACAGCACACAGTGATTGCAGATGATCACGAGGGGTCTACACTAGATTAAACACTTACTACAAGGGCCTATAGCTCAGTTGGTTAGAGCAGAGGACTCATAATCCTTTGGTCCCTGGTTCGAGTCCAGGTGGGCCCACCAAACAACAATGTGAGAATATGATGATAATAGAGATAGCAACAGCAGCAGCAATGTACCTAGCAGAGAATGTAACAACTACAGCAGCACAGTCAGATATACCACAGATGAAGCCACGTGCAGCACTGTGTAGGGATCGTGACCCTCAGAAGATTCGACAGTGTTTTGATCGCAAGCAGCAGCAGCAGGAACCAGACCCTTACCAAGCAATGTGGGATCCTAATTGGATCAGCACGATCACACCTATCCCAGAGTCGAACATCACGAACACGAGTGCCACTACACTCGATCCAAATGTGGCAAAAAAGCCACTCAAATAGAGGTTGACATTTGGGCTCAATGATGCTATACTGTTATTAACAGTTAGAGATTAGGAGCGAAACTAATGCCAAAACCCAGAACAGATCGTAATCATATCATATATGAGATCATTACCCCTCAAGGTAGCTACATAGGCGTAACAGCCAAAACACAGACCACAGTCTTAAAGAGCCTAAGAGCCCGTGCGGCCAAGCACTGGTATCGCGCTCGCACTGAGAGCAAGACATGGGCCCTATGCCAGTATCTGCGCACACTCACAGACAAGACTGAGATTGACATACGCATGCATGAGATGGTTCGCGGTAAAGCTCTAGCGCACACACGTGAGCGTGAATTGATTCGTAGATATAACCCAGCATTAAACACAGACAAAAGAGGAGCGTAATATGGGAACACCTTTGTACATGGAAATGTCGGATGCTTGTACACTAGTTCAGGACTATGCTGAACTACACACGGGCGGGGACGTACTAGCAGCCTTAACACACATGCAGATCAGTTACGATGATCTTGACAAAGAGGACAGAGTAGCGTATAATATGTTCATGCGAGCGGGCCGTGAAATGTTCGCACCCAACCCAACCTAAGGAGCAGAAATGAGAGATTATATTACACTAGCAGAGTATGATCGTGATGGCTTTAATGTCATCGTGGACAAGACCTGGGAAGACCTGCACCCTCAGGACTCGTTTGATACCAGCACGGACCCGGACACGGGCATGCCCTACTATGATATCGAAGACATGTGCCGCAAGATTGATCGGGGCGATTTGGATTGGTTTATGTTGCGGGTCAGAGTCATGCATGAGGACGTGGAACTGGCAGTGAACTATGTAGGGGGCTTCTTGTACGAGGATGCACGTGAAGTGTTAACCGATGGCACAGCTGAAGATATGATCTGGGAAACCGTTGAAGAAGCTAAACGTAGAGTACCCACATTAATAGCAGGGTTATCAAAACTGGTTGACAAAGAACTAGTTTGATAGTATAATACACACTTACTAAGAGACAAGGAGCGAAAAAGATGTCAACACGCAGCGCAATTGCAATCATGCACGGAGAACGTGCTAAATCAGTATACTGTCATTGGGACGGGTACCTAGAACACAACGGCTACATCCTACAAAACTTCTACGATAGTACTAAAACAAACAAGCTGATCAGCATGGGTGATATCAGCAGCTTGGGGGCTGAGATCGGCGACAAGCATGACTTTGATGAACGTTACGACCCTGAAACCTATGCCGACACACGCTGCACGTTCTATACCAGGGATCGCGGTGAAAAGACCACGTGGAAGAGCTTCGGCACTTTGGATGAAATGGTGGACTATTACAAGGGTAGCTGGTGCGAGTACTTGTACGTGATGAGGGACGGGGTATGGTACTATACTAGTCTGAATACAATTGACTTACAGCCTTTGAAACCAGCCCTGGATAAAATAGTGGTTGACAAACAGACAGTTTGACTGTATAATACGAACTTAAACAATTAACTAAGGAGCGAAAACTTATGCCAGCAATTATAGAAATCGTAGATGGTACCTACAAAATCCGCGGACAAGAAGTGTCCATGGCAGGGTTCCGTTTCGAGCTCGTAGAAGGCTACAAGACAGGAGCCCAGGGTGGCTATGTTACTGTAGCAGGAGGCTCAGTACAGCCCAGCAATGCGGGCATTCCAGATCGTTCAATTCGTATAAAATGCTCCAACACACAGAGCTATCTTATGATAGCAGAGGGTGCCCCAGCCGCTAGCCCAGATCGTCCAGGAGTAAAGAGCCTGGATCAGATCAAGGTCAGTGATGCTTCAGTAGCACATGAGTCAGATGAAGAGATCGTAGAACGACTGCGCTCACGCTTCCAGGTACTACAAGACATGACCCAGGCAGTGAAGGCTGGTACTGTACGTGCTATGATCGTCACAGGGCCCCCAGGTGTGGGCAAATCATTTGGTGTTGAAGAAGTACTCAGCAAGCAGGATATCTTTAATGCATTAGGTAACAAGAAGCCCAAGTACGAAGTGGTCAAGGGCGCAATGAGTGCCATTGGATTGTATTCTAAGCTCTACGAGTTCTCAGAGCGTGGTAACGTTGTGGTCTTCGATGACTGTGACTCAGTACTGTTAGATGACTTATCGCTGAACATTCTTAAGGCAGCCCTGGACTCATCTAAGAAGCGTATGATCAGTTGGAACACTGATAGCCGCTTGCTACGTCAAGAAGGTATACCAGATAGGTTTGAGTTCCGTGCAGGTGCTATCTTTATCACCAACATCAAGTTTGAGAATGTTAGATCTAAGAAGTTGCAGGATCACTTGGCAGCTCTTGAATCACGCTGTCACTATATTGATTTGCAAATGGACACAGATCGTGAAAAGGTACTACGCATTAGACAGATCACTCAAGACGGTATGTTAGAAACCTACGACTTTGAGAACAATGAAGAAACAGAAATCGTAGACTACATTGTTGATAACCGTGCTAAAATGCGTGAGCTGAGCCTGCGTACTGTGCTCAAGGTAGCAGACTTGCGCAAGAGCTTTCCTATGACATGGAAACAAATGGCAGAAGTCACAGTTATGAGGAGACACTAGTATGTTAGAACTAGGACCCAGCAGGACCTGCGAATATATTGGACCCAATCAGACACACGCTCCGTTCACGTTCTGCGGACAAAAGAGCATCGTGGGCAAGAGCTACTGTGCTGATCACTATCACAAAATATACAAGAAAGGCAGCAGTGCCACTGGTGCTAAAAAGATGGAGAAGTTGATTGAAAGAGAGTTGGCAGATCTCGAACTACAACAGTTGATAGTTGAGCAGGAAGCTGACATGGAGGATGTAAATGTTTAAGAATCTAGGAATCATAGCGATCGCACTGTTGTTGATCGCGGCAGTAATTCTAGGGCCCTGGACAGTAATTTGGGCATGGAATACCTTGTTTGGAGCGGTGTATGCTATACCTTACACGTTTTGGACCTGGTTGGCGGTACTGATCATCGGAGTGTTCATTCGTTCGGATGTGAAGGTAACCAAAAAGCAGTAGAATGGTAAGATATGTCATTGACTATTATAGGCAAATGTCATATAATAATAACACGCTGATTAAATCAGCTTTAACTTAAAGGAAAAGGCAAATGAAATTTATTTCTAAGAAATCGAAAACTTTTAAGGTTTTCAATGCACTCTACAACGGTGCGGCTCTTACACAATCACAAGCTGAAAAGCGTTTTGGTGTAGGTAACTTGGCAGCTGAAGCTTTCCGCATTCGTCAAAGCGGTTATGCTGTGTATTCAAACACACGTAAAGCTGGCAATGGTGTTCAGGTAACTGAATACGTAATGGGCAAGCCATCACGTGAAATCGTTGCTCTTGGCTACAAAGCTAAGGCAGCAGGTTATACTTTAGACACTATCTAAGGTGAACAGTTCAAACAACTGATCCGATTCGCTCCCGGGGACGATGTTTGGGAAAGGGCTTTCGAGCCCTTTCTTTTTGACCTCAATATCTATCCCTTAAGCATGCATGAGCACGTCCCTCGGGGTCCCCTGATGTGGCTAAAAAGCCACACCTCGGCACTCCTTTGACCCTTCATTGTGCGTGAAAACCACTTGACAAATCAGTCAATTGGTGCTATAATACTAATACTGAGAAAGCAAATTAACTAGGAGGTCTTAAAATGGCAAAATCAGCAGACATCAGCGTAAGGCAAGTAGGCCCTAAATCCGCTAAAAAATCTATTCGTTATGCAATCAAGAAGCGTCGTCCTGTGTTCCTTTGGGGACCTCCAGGCATTGGTAAATCCGACATCGTTAAACAGATCGGTGAGGACACAAGCCGTGAAGTCATTGACGTTCGCCTAGCACTATGGGAACCCACAGACATCAAGGGTATTCCTTACTACAACAGTGATCAAGGCAAGATGGTGTGGGCACCACCAGCAGAGTTGCCCACAGACCCAGACAGCACCGCGATCATCTTCCTAGATGAATTGAATTCCGCACCCCCAGCCGTGCAAGCGGCTGCCTACCAGTTGATTCTGAACCGTAGGGTTGGCACCTACACTTTGCCCAAAGGTGTAGATCTAGTGGCCGCGGGTAACCGTGAAGGTGATCGTGGTGTTACCTATCGTATGCCTAGCCCATTGGCTAATCGTTTCGTTCACTTGGAAGCCAAGGTAGACTTTGATGATTGGCAGGACTGGGCTACCCTTAACAAGGTGCATCCAGATGTGGTAGGTTATTGTGGCTTCGCTAAACAGGACTTATATGA